GGGGCTTCGTTAAGGATTGAGCCGTAGTAGCCTTGTCCGTGCGTTCCAAAAAGACGGAAGCCGATAGCACCGTCAGGCATGATTAAGTTGTCCATCATGCTCCCGACATCGCCCGCGCTATCTCTTAGCTGCCCCGTCCTTAACGGCGAGGCATTTATAAACGCTGTCTTTGTCATATCTACAATCTCGTTTGCCCTCATTTCGGTGAGCCTCCCTCCAGTTGTAATATCCACGCGGTCAATGTGGGCAAGTCCATTAAAGCCCTGTTCGGGTCGTCTACCCTTTCAACGTTTCTAACGGTCATTAATCTGCCGTCCGCAAGCCTGACCTTATCGCCTGTCACAAACGGAATATCCACATTTAATGTCTTGATGTTTTCCTTGGGCGAAACAAACTCAAAACCCGGCAATGTGGCGTTTGTTATCTCATAAGACCGTGACTTTATAATTGCGTACTTAAAGTTAAACTCCACAATCCCGCTGTCGGTAGTTTTCAACACTCTGCCGCTTAGATACGCCTTATCTTTCTGCGCATTTCTTAATGTAGGGTCGTCGAATATGTTCATATCACCCTCGCCTCGCGCCACAAGCCTAACGCCTTATAAATTCTGACGCTTTCACGGCATAAGTCGTATTTTTCGTCAGTTTCGCGCATCATCGAGTTTTTACCCTGACAGTCGTATATAAGCTGCTTTGCCATTGCGTATTTGAAGTTGTATTTACGCTCGGGAGTGTTTAGGCTTGCCTCTATCTCAGCGGGCGTAATTCCACCGACGTGCTTTAAATCGAGCAAAGCGCATGTTTCCACGTAATAATTCCTAAACTTTGCCTTTTGCATTTTAGGTTCCCACGGCAAGGTATAGCCGAGTTCGTTACTTATAAAGTCGCCGTCTAAAATCGTTGCATTTTCAAACATAATAATCTCCTTAGCCGCTCTTGTCCTGTTCGGGCTTCGCGACACAAAAAAGAGCGGTTTCCCGCTCTTTTAATGCTTTGATTTTTTTAGCCTTTTTTGAGTTTCTCAATTTCGGCTTTCAGCTTTGCGTTTTCAGCTGCAAGCTCTTTATCCGCTTCGGGGGTTTTCTCTACATACGCGCCCTTTTCTGCGTCATAAATTCCGTACCCATCATTGAAGTACTTTTCTTTCTCTTCGTCATTTATTTCAATGACGGCGTTAAACTTTTTTGCGTATAACATAAAATTCTCCTATGCGGTTACGGCAACAGTATCTCTGTCCACAAATACGCTGTCTACCGTGTTGTTAAGCCCGTTGGGGAAAACGAAAGTATCCGACAAGGCTCTGTTCTGATACAGATAGCCGTCCCCGACCGTGTGCGCACCGGGGGCAAACGTGTAAATGTTATTTATCTTATTGACCTCTTTAACGGTTTCGGTTGAGGCGATAAGAGCATTAATTTTGTAAGCCCCCACAGCCGCCTTATAACCGTCCGTAAAGTTGAACGCCGTATAAAAACGGTCTGTGTCTATAACTTCGATAACGGGCATACCGTCAATTGAGGTTATGCGCGTTTCAATACCCGTGCCGCCGTCCGCGATAGTCGTTACATCGATTTTGCGCGTGAAGTCCGTCGCCTGCTCCAGCAAGTCCATGATTGTCGAGTTAATATACATAATAAGCGAACCATTCTGCTTGTACAGACGGAGTTTGCCCTTTGTCACCATAGCTTTGAGCTTTGAGTAGACATTTGCGGAGGTGTACGCGGTCAATGCTGTCGAGGACGACAAACCCGCGCCGATTGCGGCTGTCGCAACTTTGCTGAAAAAATACGCGTCTGATTCGGGAACTGCCTTTGTCCGAATAAACACATTACTCACATTCTGCAAGCTTGCTGTCTGGTTGCTTTCGTCAACGTCCGCGACATCAACAAGAAACTCAATGTTTCTGTCATGGGTAAGCGTGAACGGCACTTTTGCCTGTGTGACCGCGCCTCTGTTCCAGCCGCCGTCCCTGCTGTGGTTCTTATATCCACTAGTTGCCATCTGCGTAAAATTGAAAGTTTTCGCGTCAAGCCAATTCACTCTGTCCGTCATAAACGGACTTGTGAGGGCGTTCTGATTGAATATATCAATGATGTCCCTCTTCCATACTTCTGCATAATTGATTACATTAGGCATTTTTTTAATCTCCTACTTGTTTTTATTCCACGGTTTTATGCTGCCCGCGGTATCAGCTTGTCCTTGCCCTTGCGCATTGCTGCCGCCTGCTCCGAACCTTATAGGGGGTTCTTGAACTTTAAACAATGCTTTAAGGTTGTCGTCTTTTTTAAAACCGTCTAATTGCGCAGTAAGCCCTTCTATTTGCCCGTCCTCCGTGTATTTCAACTTCGACGGGTCCAACTCCGCTTTAATGGCTTTAAGGCTTACCGGGTTGTGCGACAATAAAGCCGCGTCAAGCAGTCTAGCCTCTCGTTCTGTTTTGAGGTCTTGCGCGTACTTATCACCTGCAGTCTTGTTATCTGCTTGCAGTTTTGCGATAGTTGCCGTTAATTCCTCGTTGCCTTTCGTAGCAGTTCCCAGAGTTTTGATTTGTTCGTCCCTCTCGGAAATTGTCGCTTTAGCTGTTTTAAGCTCCTCGTTTCTTGTGGCATAGTCGTCTTTAGACACATAACCTTTGCCAACATAGTCGTTGAGGGCTTTGCCGATTTCCTCGGTGAACGCATCACCTAAAATCTTTTTCCATTGTTCCATTAAAAACTCCTTTCACTCTGTCCTTTTTATCGGGCTAGTCCCCGCTATGAGTGGGCATGTTTTGTCACTTGCCAAGTGCAATTTTTATATAATAAAAGACGCCGAAGCGTCTTGAATTAACTATGGTATAATCCTTTGCGGTTCTGTATGACCGCCTAACTGTTCTCTGTTATATTGTCTGAACAGTTCCTGACCGTCACGGGCGTTTACGTCGGATATAAACTGTCGTTGACGGGCTTGCCAGTATTCAACACGCATCGCGGCATTGTGCCGTCCATGGTCGGTTAAAGAGCCTTCCTCGCGCCGTTTCCATTGCCGTATCATTTCCTCGTTTCTGCGCTGCTGTTGTTGCGCTTCATAGTTAGCGTCATTCTTCCGCTCGGGCTGAATGTCTTTGCCGTATATCGGCTTGTCCACCCCCTCAACGAACGGCGAATAATTGTGCATACAGTTGTAATGAAACAATCCCGCGTCCACCGCTTCGCTCATTAAAACGTGCTTACCGTCAGGCTGACCGTTTGCATAAACGTCATTTATAAGGACTTGATTTTGCCACGGGAAACACAAGGGGCAGCTCCTTGCATGGGCGGATATTAAAACCGTGAATATGCCGTGTTCCTCGGCTCTTGCGCCGCTCCCCGTCAGGATGGCTGTGTGGGCTTCGTTTCGCTCGATAGCTTCCGTTAGGGTAACGATGTTAAATTTTGCATTATTGGTTCTTACAGCCCCTACAAGCCCCCGATTAAGTGCATCAATACTCGCCCTGTCTATATGTGCGTTAAAGTCACCGCCACCGTAACTGCTCGCCGCTTTTGATATGATTTCAAAATACTGTTGCTCTGACGCGGCAAGGGCTATTTGCTGCGCCCTGCCTATCTGTGTGAGTGCTGAGGTCATGACGGTGGCGAACGCTAAACCCAGCACATGACCTTTCATTTCACCCAGTCGGTTATCTACGGCTTTAACACCGCCGATATAGCTTTGAGTTATTGAATATGAGATACTCTCGCTTATAGGCTTCTTAAAAGCCGTCAGCGTTTTCATATTTGCCGCGCGGTATTCGCCTAATAAACTGTATTGATTTTTTGCCCAGTCTGCGGGATTGCCGTTATATTTCTGCAGTCCTTTTGCGAATATATCTCGACGGTTGCGTATAAAAATAGCCTCGATTTCCGAAAAAACCGCGCCTATTTTATTCGGTAACTTCTTCGGTTGGCTCAATTCCATCATCTGCCTCCGTTACGGGTTCAGTCGTTGCTGTGGGCATATCAAATTCGGGGATAAAGCTGTTCGCCGAGGTGAATGAATTTATCGCTTGAAGCTTTAAGACCTTTGCCGCCTGTTCCTCTGGCGTGAGGTCGTTTCCATACATTTCCGCGACAATATCCTCCCAAGTCATTATCTGCTTGCCCGGCGCGGCTTTCGTGAGAGTTTCCACAAGTGCCTCAAACGACGGGTTGGCGTACTCGCCAAATTTTAATGCGCAGAAATACTCGCCGATAGGGTGCTTGTCCATGATGTCTTGAAGCTTTAAAACCTTGTTTATAAGTTCTGGCATGTATTTTTTCATGCACTCGATAATCTTATTTCGCATGTAAAGAGTTGTTTTTTCTTTCTCGCGCTGAGCTTCAGCATTATCGAGTTTTTTGACATCGATACCCAAGGTTGACGGCGATATTATCCCCTGCAAACAATTATCGAGATAGCTGATATGTGTCGTGAGATAGTCCTGTGCCTTAATATCCGCGCTTTCAGTCTGTATCACGTTCTTTGCAGTTTCGTTTAGTCTGTCCTCAACCGTGACCCATCTGCGCTTTATCGGGTTCGGGGTCATTCCGGGCGTTAAAAGCCCCTGCGGTATATACTGAGTTGTCCGGCCGGCTCGAAGTGCGTCTATCCATTGTGAAAGGCTTTCGTCCAGCGCATCAAACAAGTCGCTTTTGCCATCAAACAGTCCAGCTCCGCGCCCTGTGTAATCTTTGCTGTTTTTGAATTTTACCGCGACGGAGAAAATCTCGGGGACTAAGAAAGTAACATCAGCCAGCCCCGCCAGCTCCGCAATCGTTCCCAGCGGCACAATCGCGCCGTTTGTTTCGTTTTTAAGCTCGTAACGGATATACCCCTTGCCGTATTTCTCGGTTAGGGTATATGCGTCTTTGCCTTTTTTGTACGCGGTGAAAAAGTGTATTTCTTGAAGCTGCTTGTATTTATAAAAGTAGTCAACGCGGTCGCCCGGTATCCACTCGATTATAGGTTTGTCGCTGAAAGCACTATCTGCAATGAATTTGAAAGCCCCGTCGCCTAGACTTAAAATGTCAACAAGGCTTTCGGTGCTTGTCGTATCAAAGTTGTTTGCGTCTGCTATATCGTCCCAGCGTATGCGCGCCTCACCGTCCGCGGAGTTCGCGAGGGTCGCCTCGTTGTCTGAAACTTGAATTTCCTCTAAATCGCCTAGAACTATATCCGCAAGCTTGTCTATCGCTTTTTGAGGAATGTCGCTGTGTATCTGCCGTATCTCGTTTTCATTATCAGGAACGACCGCCCAGAAACGCGACACATTCGTGTTTTCGGTTATCCCCTTAAAAAACTGACTTAACAAGTTAGGGTCGCCGATATACCACAGCCGATTGCGCATAACATTTTGTTGGAAGGTTGTCCCCTTTTGAAGATTAATAGCCGTGTCATCCGCGGGCTTAATTCCTAGCCATTTTTGTAACATGTTTTTAAACCATCCCATTTTTATTCTCCGTATTGTAAAACCCGATACCATGTTTGAACGGTATCCATGCGTACTGGTCTGCATTTATGCAATGGTCGTTGCTGTCCTCGGGTATGCCGTCTTTGCCCTCTTTCCATGAGTAGCAATTGAACTCTGCGATTGTGTTTTTGCAATGTGATAGAATATAATAATACCCTTGCGCAATCCAGCCGAGCGTTAAATTAATTCGGTCTAGGATTTGAAGCTGTTTCCACGCGGGAATAAAATTATATATACAGCCCGTCTGACGCTTGTATTTGTCGCACTCGCCTATTGTCGCGCTGTCTGCGCTGTCTATAAACACATTCTTTGTGAAACCCCACAAAGCCCTGTTCCATTCTAAAAAGTCGAACAGCAGCGGCGGTATGTCGGACGGTGCGACAGGCGTCTTGCCGTCCCTTACGCGGTCTTTGTTGTTTATAACATACTCGTCAAGTGTGTAACTTTTTCGGTCGGTCGTTATTCCCTTGTAAATAAACACAAACTTATCGCTTGTATTTTGAGAATAAGAGGTATCCACTCCGCACGTGAACTTATCGAAACGGACTTGCTTGTCGCGGTACAGTTTTAAAAATTCCTGCGTATCGGTGATATTTTCGTCGGGCAAGCTGAACACAAGCCCCGTCGCCCTGCCGCGTAAACCGAGTATCTTATTCTTATACAATTTAGAGCCTTTAGGGGCGATTTGAAACAACTGCGCCCGCTTTTCTTCGGTCAATCCCTTGTTGTGGTCAAATGTGAAATACCAATGATACCAGCCCTCATATAGCTCTTGGTTTAATTGCTCCAACATTTCGGGCGGGGTTTCGTGAACATAATCCGAGTGCGGTCGCGCATGGTTTATATACTCGCTGTACACATCTAAGTCGGGATTGTCAGGGTTTAATGTAATTAACATATAATCCTGTCTAATGGATATTTCGCGTATGAAGTCCATGTCCGCGATGTTGCCCTCGTCGATAAATACGCAACCGTATTGACCGCCGAGAGCCTTTTTCCAACGGGTCTTGTCATCATAGCCTAAAACATAAATTATTCTAATGCCGTTCGGGGTCGAGAACTTAATATGCGGTAGCGAATTGTCCTTATCGCCGTTTCCGCAGTAAATAACATTTGCCCCAAATACAGTCACTAGCCCAAGCTCGGAGTTGATTATATTCTTCTCAACCGTGCCTAGGTCTTTACCCGCGATTATATGTAGCTTTTTTAAACTCGCAGCGACCTTAAACATAAACTTCTGTATGCCTACGGTGGTCTTTCCCGCGAAGGTCGTTCCCTCAAGCACATCAACCTTTGAATGGCATAACAAGAAATCTAGATACTTATCAGATAACTCATACATGATTACCCCTTTGTGCGTTTTTCCATTTGCTCTTTTATCTTCTTCAGATACTCATTCCCAGTATCAATCCCGCCGCTATGCTCAACCTCTTGCCTGTCGCGCCACTTATCCCTCTGTCGGTTTTTAAGCCAAAAGATTTGTGCGGTGACATCAGGCACAACCTGCTTGATTGTAGTCTTAACAACTCTCTCGACTCCCGCGACCACTTCCCTTGTGACCTCTTCGTACTCATATCCTAAAGCCCTTTTTAGTAGCGAGTTCTCCACCTCACAATCAATTATTTCTTTGCCCCTTTTTAGGACTTCCGAAAACTCCGAAAACCTAGTTTTATAATCACAGTATGTAGATGTGGCGATACCTAATTTTTCCGCAATAACGGTATCGGTATCGCCACATCTAGCCCAACAAGCGATAAGCTCTAAATGAGGCTTGACCTGCGTTTCATATTTACTTGGACGACCCATAATAAGCTCCTATAATAAAAGCACCCCGAAGGATGCTTGTTGTTGACTGCCGCCGTAGCGGCATAAGGGGTAAATGTCTGGCAACCAGACAAGGAGAGAAAAGACTTTGTAAATGGGTGTAGTATGTCCCACTCCCATAGTATCATTATAAACCTTTTTTAAGCCTCGTTTTTGCCAAAAAACTAAAAATCATTACAAATAATAATCAGTCCGCATTGTACTGCAAGGTTTATTGCATAGTTGAGTATCTTTTTAAGCGCATCATAGAATACTGTATCAGATATGTATAGGTCTGTGCATATGGCTTGCATACGATGTCGGCGGTGTTCTCGGTTGCCTTTGAAATAATCCTT